TGCGCGTAGTTACCGGACGAGCCGATCTGCGCGTAGTTACCGGACGAGCCGATCTGCGCGGAGTTACCGGACGAGCCGATCTGCGCGTAGTAACCGGACGAGCCGATCTGCGCGGAGTTACCGGACGAGCCGATCTTCGCGGAGTTACCGGACGAGCCGATCTGCGCGTAGTTACCGGACAGATTCGTTCCATTTGACTCATATTTCGTTTTTTCAAGCGTGAAATCAATGCACGCTTTCAAAAAACCTTTAAGTCCGAGTTTTGCGCCGATGTGAATTTTATTTGTTGCCCGCTTTTCTCCGTCATTCCATACCTGCCCCAATGCTTCCACTTCCGCAAATTCAGAAAAATTTCCGTTGCCATCCACGAGGTCGTAATGGTTCAGAACCTCCCACGGGTCCTCGCAAAAGTGCATAACTCCTTTGTGGCAACATCCCACACCGTGCTCCTCATATGTCGTGTTTTCCTCGTACTGTTTCCCTTTGCAGGAAAAATCTTTCTCGAATCCCTTAAAACCTTTCATTCCCATTGCCTTTTCTCCTTTCATGTGCTATGATGATGTTGTCTTTTTACGGATGCCCTTCGTCTCTCCGGAGGGCATTTTTTACATTCTCAACCACATCTGGAACACTCTGTCTTTCTTCTTTTCCGCCTTTTCGGCTTCTGTTTTCTTTCTCTTCTCCTCCGCGTCAACCGCCAGAAAAGCAAGATACCCGAGAATCATCAGCGAAAAGCACCAGAAGAACCCGCCCCAATTGATATTGCTGATGGCCACGAGTGCCGTAACCCACAGAATCACTTCTGCTGCTATAATTTTTTTCTTCAATGCTTCGCCCTCCATTTCTCCAACTCCACTGTATCGAACACAAGCGGGCTGTTTTTCTTCATCGGGTTGATTTTCCTCACAACCCCCGCCGGTGCGTATTTCTCGGCGCGTTCAAGTACCGCTTCGCCCAATAACGGGTTTTTCAGCTTAAGCAGTTCCGATTTTCTCATATACCGCGCCGGATACGATATCCGACTTTCTTCTTTTTCTTTGATCCGGACTTTTCGGCCTAGAAACATGAAAATCATTTTTTCTGCTTCTGCTTTCGTAATTTCTTCCATCCGGGGAACCTCCTTACTACATCACCAACACGGCCGCCACAACCGTTATCAGCACCACGAAAGTTACCAGCCACGCCGCAAACCAGAATTTTGCTCTTATTCTGGCTTCTCGTATCACGCTGACTGCGAATCCTTCCGCCTGCTCCCATGTCGTTTCTTCCATGTTCCTCCTTACTCGATTCGTTCCCACTGGAAGCGGCCTTTCCCTGAGTTTCGCCACTGTCCAAGACCTCTGAGTGCGCCGTAATCGAACCATTCAGCCACTGCTCCAGCCATCGTGTCAGTTAAGCACTGTACCGTGAACTCAATCCATGCTCCCGCTGGGATGCTCTCACTGTTCGCCAGGGCTGTTTTTTCTCCCTGTGGTGTCTGTCCCCTGAGCGGTCGCTCACAATTTCCGATTGTTCCCTCAAAATGAATCGGGATCTGACGTTCTTTCACAAAGATCAGTCCATCAATCTCTTTTTTGTAAGCCTTAATCTTAGAACTTTTTGTTCCGGGTACCTTTCTCAGCATTCCAGCCGCATCCTTGAAGAATCCCTTGATCTGGTAGTCCCAATAGATCGGCACTCCCTCTTTGTTTCTCGGGAATATGGTCATTCCCTTCTCGATGGCTGCTTCCACGCCGAGCGCTTCGACCTCCTCCTTCTTGCTCGGCGCGTTCGGTGCCATAGACGAAATATAGGTCTTATGGATCTCCTTATCTGCCGCCGCTGTTCCAAGAATTTCCTCGGTGAATGTTAATCTTACTTTCATTTCCTTCATGTTGTTTCTCCTTTTCGTTTTGAGTTTTGATCCTTTCGTTGCTCCGATACTCTTCTCCACGCCTTCGCGTATCAAATCGCCGCACTTCATTTCTTTGCTCAGAAATTCCTTTCTGTGCTATTCCATTCCCTTGCCGAGCTGCTCGACGCTCTTCCGTTGCTCATCTTGGCTTACACTGCTATTCCTTTGCTCCGACCTGCGATTCCTTTCCGTAGCATTCCGGTTCGTTGGCTCGCTGTACCATGCCCTCGCTAAGCTCTACTGTTCGGTGCCATTCCATGGCTTTTCGTTGCCCAGTTTTTCGTAGATCCTCCTTCGCTTTTCAGCTCATGACGGTGCATCGCTATTCCATAGCCCTTCTACTCAACGTTTTTCCTTGCCATCGCTGATCATGCCCGCGCGTTGCTGCTCCTTTGCAACTCTATGCTCGTCTATTCTTTGCCTTTCCCTCGCAATTCCTTTGCATTTCAATCCGGTGTATTTCCCCGCTCCGCTTTTCCCTAGCGATTCAATGTCGTGCTTAGCCCCGCTCTTCCATCGCTGTGATAACTTTGTTGATGAAATATTTCTGTCCTTTCCCCGTTACTTTCGGGGTGCGGCTGATCCGAACATTTCCGTTCGGCTGGGTTATGGTTGACTCCTTGATCTCCATCACGCCGAGATCCATGCTCTTCTGAGTCGGCATGTTGTAGCTGGCTCCGTCCTTCCGGATCAGATAACCGTTTTCCCGCATCCACTGGAAGAGCCGCTTCTCGCCGATGTCAACCCCATTCTGCTTAATCAGCTTTGCAAGGTCGCCAATCAAGATTGATGTTTTGCTTGCGCTCACTGCGTCCGCGAAAATCTCTTTCGGACGCATCCGATCAATGTCTCGCTTCTGTTCCTCAATGGTTTTCTGCGCTTCTAGGACTGCCAGAGCCAGAAGTTCCTTTCCCTGCGGTGCTGTCTGCTGATACCCGCCGGTTTTCCGGATCGCTGGGAGAACCTCGGCTGTCACCCAGCGTTTGAATTGTTTTGCGCTCTCCAGCTTGCTACCGAAGATCAGCGCATACAGCCCGGACTCGTTGATGAATGTAAGCCCTCTGTTTGGGAAATCCTCTAATGTCGCGATTTGCGACTTTAGGAAAAGCCGTGCATCTTCTCTCGCTACGTGCTTTACAATCGCATCCCTCGAGTTTCTGTAACCCAATGCGGTTGTGATGTCGGTAGCATTGAACCACGGTTCGCCGTCAATATTCACCGCCCGGATCGCTCCGAACTGGTCTGAGTAGAATCCTTTCAACTCGTTCATGCTTCCACCTTCTTTCTGTGGTCAAGAAAAAGCTATTTTGCTTACCGAGCAGCGCTTGCGATGCTCAATATATGTTTTTATATCTTTTTCTTATTCTTATTCTTATTCTAGTGGCGTTACTGTGACGATACACCTCTGTTAGCGTAACGTTATGATAACGTTACTTAGCAAATTGCAATATTCCTAGTTGCATTTTGCTGTTCAATATTTCTCGTTCCAATGCCGGATGCGTCGGTAAAGTTCATCTGCCGCAGCGACTTTTTCAAGTTCTTCTTTGGTGATCGGCCGCGGCTCTCCGGCTTCCAGTTTTTCGATTTTCTTTTCCAGATCTGCGATTTTTCCGAACAGCTTTGCACTTGCAGACTCTTCACTTTCCAGATCGTCCGCCAGATGTGGTAACGAAAGTAATGTTTTCAAGATTCCCATAGTCTTTACACCTTTCGTGTGCTATACTCCATTTGAAAGGAGCTACTAAATTATGCAAATACCAGATTATTCACACCTTGAACTTTCCCTTTATCAAAAATTCATTGTCCGAACCCTGCCAATATTAAAGAGTTCGATTTTTTATCGTAAAAAATCTATATCTCTTCTCTGCCAGTACGAACTGATACATCGTGTACCTCGAATTTTATTCGGTCATTACGTCTATGAGCCAACCGATTTTGGAAAAATGTATTTTCGATACAAAAGGAAAGATCATCTGCGTTTTTTGATCCCTACCACCATTTCAATAATTGCATTGCTTGAAGCATATGATGTGCTAACCATTCCATTTCTTCGCGACACATTACAAGCAATAGGCACACTACTGAAAAGTACATTGGGAAGTCTGGGTGTTTTTCACTGAACGTTTTTCGCGGTGTGAAAAGCCACCAGTTAATAAATCTTTTTAAGAGTTTCATGTTCCCTCCTTACGTTTTCTGTAACCGGGCTTTGTCGGCTTCGGCTTTGTCTCGGAACGCTGTAGCGTAAACCAAAACCAGTTTTAGATCATCATGGCTAAGCTCCGTAAGCGCCCTTATTCCATGTTCAAAAAAAGTTGCTTCCTCATCTTCCTCTGGAATTGTTGTGAAATCAGCAAGTCCAGCAAGATAGCCAAGGTCAAAATCGTTCATGTAATACAGTTTGGAAATTACATTTAGCATGATTTTCTCTTTGTGCAAATCTTTTTCTTTTCGATGGAGTCTCGGGTCTTTATTTTTTAAAACCTCTACGGCTTTTTCAAACGGAACCGAAAAATACTCTCGTCCATCTGTGTCATCACATCTGTTCTCTGCAAAGAAATCATGCATCTCTTTTTCAAGAGAAAAAGCATTTTCTAAAGGCTCCGTTGAAAAAGTTCTTTTTACTTCGTATGGAATTTCCTGCGATCTTCGTTTTACATTGGATGAAACACCAATTTTCACAAAGTCTCCGCAATCCATCACATAGACCACCTTGTTCAAATTTGCTCCTCCAATTCAATTTAATTGGATTTATCTGGTACAAAAATAAAATCCATCGGAATACCAGATAATTCACTCATTTTTCTAAGCTGAGAAAGAGTAGGTTCTGTTTTTCCTTTCTCCCAATTAAGAACTGTAGAATTGGAAACACCAAACTCTTTTGCCCAAGCTTTCTGGGTATAGCGTGCATTAACGCGAACCGCCTCAAGTGAAATCTTCGGCATATATTTTCCTCCTTCCTGTCTTGTTGGTTATATCATAATCCAATTTAGTTGAATTGTCAACACCAAAATCCAAAATAATTGGATTTAGTATTGAATTTTTTATGAAAGTGATGTATTCTATAGAGGAAGGAGGTGAGAACCCGTTGACAGATGAAGAGCAGAAACAAATTTTTGCGAAATTTGCTTTGTGATTTTTTTGAAAAATTCGTTATGTGACACAAAAAGAGCGGGGATCACTCCCCCGCTCTTTCTTCTTTGTATCCTCTTCTGACGAACCAATAGATAAGTTCAATCATCTTTTCACTTTCTATTTGCTCAATCATCCGTTTTATTTCTTTCTTTTTGTCTTCCGGTTGTTCATCTCTCATGATTATGTACCTCCCTGACAGTCTCAATCAAAATAGTGATACCACGATTATAGAATATTCGTTCGATAATATCAACCGTGCGCCACGTATCTGCCTATTTCGATATACAGAATCTCTAATTTTTCAACTTTTTTCTCCCCCCTTATTGACAGTTTTTAAAAATATGATAAAATTTTCTGTATAACATCTTTATACTTATATTACACCGGATACCGCACAAGATGTTGACGTAATTTCATGTGTGCTTGCTCTTTTGCTTGATAATTTTCGTCAGAATCTTGATACAAAGGGGGAATTTAAGGTGACTACAAAGAAAGAGATGTTAGACACGTTTGCGGAAAATCTGGAAAAAGAGCGCATAAAGCTCGGGTATACTCAATGTGATTTCGCGAAAAAGCTGGGAATTTCGGCATCTTCTTACCGGAACATCATTTCCCGCCGCGTGGACACGTTCAGTATCATGCTTGCGCCGAAACTCTATGAGCTGACAGGAAGATTCTTATACGAGATGTTTGGGCAACGCAGTATCGAGATTGAAGTGCTGAACAAATTCCGCAAATTAACAGATCGGCAGAAAGCCTACATAACCGCCAAAATAGAATTCGAGCTTGAGATGAAAGCCAAAGAAGAAGACCCTGCGAACATGTTGGATGTCCTGCTTCTGACAGGAAACATGGAAGATGGGATGGTTCTGGATTCCGCACATGAAGAGCATGTGTATTGCCCGGAATATATCAAGAAATACGGAGAGCGGCTGCACTGTGGCATCCGGATAACATCGAACCACTTACATCCCGTATATATCAAGGGTGATATCATCGGAATCTCGAAGCGGCCGCCCAGGGACGGTGATACATGCGTCCTGGTCAATAAAAAGAACGGGCGGGCGTACATCCGTAAATTTATCCAGTCGGAACCGTGCAGAATGGAGCCGATAAACGGGTATGGGGATATCATAACCATAGATCACAACAACCCGGACGAGATAAGGGAATGGGTTATATTTGGCGTGGTTATCACGGTTCTGCGCAGATAGGGGGAGTCAATATGGCAGAGACAAAATATTGCAAACATTGCGGACAGGTTATTGACGCGGATTGTGTCGTGTGTCCGAAGTGTGGAAAGCAGGTTGAGGATCTTAAAACAGATCAGAAGAACGTTATTATTAATAACAACAACAGTAGCAGCGCATCCTCTTCTGCTTCTTCATCAGCAGCGGCAGCGGCGAGTGCAAGCCAAGG